TCAACGTGAACGGGAACGACAACAACCTGTTCGGTTCCGCGTCCACGCGAACCTACACCAACAACTGCACCAGCGGTCAGGCGGGTAGCTCGTCAGGTACGACCGGGTCTCCGGCTGGCGGTCAGTCTGGTCAAGTGCCGTGCACGATCAGCAAATGAAGCCCGAACTCCTCCCCTCGGGAACAAAGATCGTCCACGACACCAAGATCAACGCACGATTCGCCACGGTACACACCGGAGGCAAGACCTACAACGTGGCCGACGTAGCAGATGGCAAGGTCAAAGTTCCAGCCAGCGTTAAACGGTTTGCTGTGGCTTGGGTGGGCGCGTAAGCGGCAGGATTCACGACATGAGCGAGCTAACCGCAAAACAGGCCGCATTCGTCAGGGAATACCTGATCGACTCAAACGGCACGCAAGCGGCTATCCGCGCTGGATACAGCCCAAAAACGGCACAAGAGCAGGCGAGCCGACTGTTATCAAATGTCATGGTTGCCAACGCGGTTAAATCCGGGCAAGACGCAAGGGCTCAGGATGCCGGTGTAACGGTCGAAAAAGTGCTCAAGGAGATCGCGCATTACGCCTTCCTTGATCCTGGTGAGGCCTTCGGAGAAGACGGCGCCTTGCTACCAATCCGCGAGATGCCGGAGCATGTGCGCAGAGCCGTGCAAAGCATCGAAGTGCTGGAAGAGTTTGAAGGCAGCGGTCAGGATCGCAAGTTCATCGGCTACACCAAGAAGCTGAAGTTTGTGCCAAAGGACAAGGGCACGGATCAGCTCGGGCGCTACCTCAAGATGTTTGTTGACCGGGTGGAGCAGAAGACTGCGGCAGACGATCCAATCCTGGCGATCCTGAACGACATCGCGGGACGCGCAAAACTGAAACCGAATGCGGCCAGCGCTAAACCGTGACGAATGGGCGGACCCGATCTGGCGTCTGCACAACCTGTACAGCATCGTTGACAAGTCCGGAACCAAGCAGCCGTTCATCCCAAATGCGGAACAGCTCCATTTTCTGGAGACGTACTGGTATCTGAACATCATCCTGAAGGCCCGGCAGCTTGGGTTTTCGACACTGATCGACTTGATCCTGCTGGACCAGGCGCTGTGGGTGCCGAATACCAAGAGTCACATCATTGCGCAGGGTTTGGAGGAAGCTACCGAAATCTTCCGGACGAAGGTGAAGTTCCCGTACGAGAACCTGTCACCCGGACTGCTGGAGCGGTTCCCGACGAAGACCGACAACAAGAGCCAGCTGGAATTCACGAACGGCTCGTTGATAGGTGTGGGCGTATCGGCGCGTTCCGGCACGGTGCAATACCTGCACGTTACAGAGCTTGGCAAGATCAGTCGCAAGTTCCCGGAGAAGGCCAAGGAAATCGAGTCCGGCGCGCTCCAATCGGTAGCGCCCGGGCAATACGTGTTCATCGAATCTACTGCTGAGGGTATCGGCGGGCTGTTCCATGACCAGGTAAAGAAGGCGCAGGCATTCAGGAAGACGGGAAGGCAGTTATCCGAGATGGACTACAAGCTGCACTTCTACCCGTGGCACCGAAGCGCGGACTACCGCAGTGACGCAGACATCGAGCTTACGTCGAACGAAACCAAGTATTTCGACGAGTTGGCGAAAAAGCACGGAATCAAGCTGACCGGCCCGCAAAAGGCGTGGTACGCACTCAAGCAGCGCAGTTTCAAGGACCCGGACACGATGCATCAAGAGTATCCGAGCACTGAGGACGAGCCGTTCAGCGCCAGCAACGAAGACAAGTTCTTCGGGCGGCAACTGGACGACGCCGAGCGCGAAGGGCGGATCAACGACTTCGGTATTGCCTCGACGCCAGTTCATTGCTTCTGGGACTTGGGCCGAGACGGCATGCCGGTGTGGTTCATGCAGGAAGTTCACGGCGAGCCACGATTTATTGACGTGTTGTTCAGCAAAGGCTCGACGGTCACTGAAACTGCGGCAGAGATTGCCAAAAAACCCTACCTGGTTACGGATCACTGGCTTCCACATGACGGACGAGACAAAAGCGCCGTCACAAAGGAAGACCCTTACTCAAAGCTAAAGCAGGCGTTTCCAAACGCCAAGATTCACGTCGGCGTGCGAGTGTCGGACAAGATGACGGCAATCAATGCCGCGCGAGACCGATTGCGTGTTGCCAGGTTTCACGCAACCAAATGCGCCGAAGGCATCGCAATGTTGCGGGTTTACCGCAAGAAGTGGAACCAGGCGCTGGGCGTGTTCACGGACGAACCCGTTCACGACGACGCCAGCCACTACGCCGACGCATTCATGGTCTTCGCTGTGGACTTCAAGCCGCGTTCACAAACAAAAGAGGATTTCCCCTACGTCGCCTCACGAGGCGGCCGATCAGGATACTAGATGCAGCAATACGCCAAACCAGCGATGACCGTCGAGGTGATCGAGCTTGACCCTGTCGAGCTTCGTCAGCTCGAAGAGGAGCGCGCACGCGCCGAGGCTGACCGGCAGGCGCGGGTCGATACGCTTGGCAAATCGCTCTACGGAGAACTGGAGACCCGCAAGACCCTGCGCACCGAGCTGGAACGGGAATGGCTGCGGGCGGAGTACGCCTACAACGACCAGTACCACCCGGACGAGCTGAAGCGAATCGTCGGCACACAGGTCTACGCCAGCCTGACGCGCAGCAAGGTGGACACGTTCGTCGCCCATACCTGCGACATGCTGATGCCGAACGCAGACGAGAAGTTCTGGGGCATTGAGGCGTCGCCGAAACCTATCATTGCGCAGACGGCCAACGATCAGGCGCCAATCGGCCAGACGCCGGAAGGCGCTCAGGTTCAGATGGGCGACCTGTCCAAAGGCATCGCAGACGTGGCAAAAGAGCGCGCCAAGAACATGGAACTGCTCTGCGAAGACCAGATGGCGCAGTGCTATCTGAACGCGGAGTATCGCAAGGGCATTGCATGGATGTACCGCTACGGCACGTTCATCATGCGCGGCCCGATGAAGGCGCCGGCACAACGCCGGTCATGGAAGCAGATTCAGGGCGCGGTCTACAAGCTGACCTACGAAGACAGCAAAGACCCGTGTTTCGAGGCCGTCAACCCGTTTCACTTCTACCCAGACCCGGCGATCCGCAAGATCACGCATCGGTCTGGCACGTTCGAGCTGTTCTTCTTCACCGAAAGCCAGTTGCGCCGGATGGCAAAGGCGGGTTTTGACGCTGAGGCGATCAAATCGGTGCTTGGCAAGACGGGCGGTCGCCGGATGCCGCCGCAGTGGTACACCGACCTGAGCCTGGTCACGCGCGACCGCAACATGCAGGAGAGCGCGACAAAGGGCTTGTACGAAGGCTGGCTTTACATCGGCGACATCACCGGTGACCAATTGCGCGACCTGATGCCGGACGAGGATATTGATCCAGAACTGGACAGCGTCAACGTCACGCTATGGGGCATCGGCGACACCGTCATCAAGGCGGAACGCACGGTGCTGGACACGGACGACGTGCTGTATTCCGTGTATCCGCTGATCGAAAGCGAATCCAGTTTGTTCGGACACGGCATCCCGTGGGCGGGGAAGGATGCTCAGGAGGCGTATTGTTCGTACTGGCGGATGCTGATTGACAACGGCGCAGCGTCAGCGATCCCGTCTGTGGCGCTGCTCAAGAGCCGAATGCGGCCAGCGGACGGGTCATACGACTACGCGCCTGGAAAGGTCTGGTATGTAACGACGCCGGAGGACGATTCCACCGGCGAGGCTGATGTCCGCAAGGTAATTCAGTACATCGACGTTCCGGTCAAGATTCAGGAATTGATGGTCGGGCTGCAAACTGCCAAGACCATGTTTGACGAGTCAGTGAACTTCTCGCTGGTCATGCAAGGCGAGACAGGTCCGTATACCCCGGACACTGCGACGGCGACGAACACCCACTACAACGCCGGCCGCGTGGTGCTGAACCGCACGATCAAAGGCATTGACGACCACATCACCATCCCGAACTTCCGTCGCCTGATCGACTGGAACATGATGATTAGCGAAGACGAGACGGTTAAGGATGACCTGAACCCAATTGCAAAAGGCTCGTCGGTGCTGATGGCTCGTGCCGAGCAGATGCAGCTGATGAATGCCGCTATGCCGCTGCTGCTGAATCCGCAGTACGCCTATATGTTTGATCAAGACCATGTGCTGGAGGAATACACCAAGGCGATGCGTCTGAGCCAAATTCTGCGCTCCGAAGACGAGCGCAAGAAGATGAAGGGGCAGGCGGCGCAACAGCAGCAGCCACCGACAGACCCGGCCAAGATGGCAATGGTCGAGGTGGCAAAGGGTCGCCTGCAATTGGACGCCAAGATACACGACGACGAGATGCAGATGGAGGCGCAGCGAATCGTTGCTGATGCTCAGTCATCTGGCCTCACCGCCGAAGAAATCCGGCAACGGCTCGGCCTCGAACACAAGAAGGTCGGGCTTGCCGCGCAAAAGATCGATTCGGAAAATGCACGGTTCAACGCCGAAGCGGCCATGAAGATGCGGCAGGGTAGCGGCATATGAGCGAGCAGCCCGACAAGCTCAAAGAGCTTGAGCGCGCCGTCTACGAGGACACAAAACGCAACAGCGAATTGACCGACAGCCTGCTTGCACTGCTGGCCTACGAGTCAGCCTATTTTCAGCGACAAATCAGCATTCGCGGGGTGTCGGAGCGAGACGCCGACTTCCATCGCGGACAACTCAGCGCCATCAAGAAACTAGCACGACGCCTCAAGGGTGAATCTCAAGAATGACGACTCAAACCGAAACCACCGTATCAGCCGCAGAACCCGTCATCGAGCCGAGCGCTCAGGCGTCATGGAACGCAGGTGTCGCCGAGCTGAACCCGCCGCCTGACGATCAGGCGACAAACACCGAAGCAGCGCCCTCTACGGAGGGCGTTGTCACATCTGGGGCTCAAGAATCATCCGGCAATGTTGCCAAACAGGACGCGCCGGAACAGAAGCCCGTCAACCTGGGCGGACTGAGCACCAACGAACTATTGCAGCGTGTCAAGGAGTCGCCGACCGACCCCGACACGCTGCGCGCCCTTGAAATCCGCCTGAAACGGCTGGATTCCCAAGCGCGGCCGCAACGCGAGCGCAGTCAGAAAGCGCAGCGAGCCGCCGCAGCAGCAGATGAAGTACGAACGGCCGTGAGCGGCCTGAAAGACGACTACCCAGAGCTTGCCAACCGCCTCGCGCCGTTCAGCAAGCTGGCAGAAGTCGTCACTCAGCCGATCATTGAAGCGGACGCCGAAGAGCAGAACAAAGCCGACGAAGCCATCATTGAAGATGCCTTCCCGGGTTTCAACAAACTGCGCTCGCCGGACAGCCCGCTTGCCGCATGGCTGAAAACTCAACCAGCCAGCGTTCAAGAGCAAGCCACTCGTGGCGGCGTTGCGGGCGGCATGGCCGTCCTCGAGCAGTTTGAACGTTACGAGATCGCAAACGGCAGGCCATCGCCGTTCGCCCCGCCCGCACCGGCAACGCCGCCCGCACCAGTTGCGCCCGCGTTTGACCCGGCAGCAGAGGCCGCGCGAATCAAAGCCGAGCGAGACAAGCGCCTTCAGAGCGCCGCAGCTGTCCCGAACAGCTCGCGCGTTCCGGCGCGAAACACCCAAGAAACCAGCGCCGCAGCAGCCTGGCTCGCAGGAGTCGAGCAGGTCCGGCGCGAACGAAGGATTGAATAAACATGGCTGACAATACTTTTGTCTCCGGCGCACCGCGCGTAAGCGTATCGCCGGTTCCCAAGCTGCTCGCTCGTGTTCTGCCGGGAGAAATCTTGCAGAAGATGGGCAGCGTCTACAACCTCGGCGAAAACAACACCGACACGGCTCGTTTCCGTCGCTACAACCCGCTGGCGCCGTTGACGACCGCCGCTACGGAAGGCGTCTCGCCGGCCTCGCAAACGATCACCACGACCGACGTGGACATGGTCCTGCAACAGTGGATCGGCGTGGCTCGCTACACCGACAAGCTGAAGATGATGGGCGAGAAGGAAGTTGTCGAGCAATACGGCAAACTCCTGCTCGAACAGCAAATCGAAACCCGTGAGTTGCAGGCGTTCTACACGCTGCGCGCCGGCACCAACGTGGTCTATGCCAACGGCACGGCCCGCGCCTCTGTGGCCTCGGCCATCAGCATCGGCAAGCAGCGCGCGATGGTGCGCACGCTCAAGGCTCAACGCGCACGCTTCATCACCGAAGTACTCGCCTCGACGCCGAACTACGAGACGCGCAACATTGAGCCGGGCTTTGTGGCTGTGTGCTCGTCGGATATGGACGGCGACATCCGCTCCCTGTCTGGCTTCGTGCCGGTCGCTGAGTACGGCAAGCGCAAGACCATCTGCGACTTCGAGCTTGGCTCGGTGGACGACGTGCGCTACATCACGCACCCGATCTTCTCGCCGTGGCTCAACGGTGGCGCCGCGAACAACGCGACCTTCCTCTGTGGCGGCGCATCGACCGGCGCGATTGACGTGTACCCGGTGCTGATGTTCGGCGAAGAGGCGTTCGGTCACACCGCGCTGCGCGATATGTGGGCGCTTGACCTGAAGCACTCGCCGCCCAAGGCGAGCGATTCTGACCCGGCAGGCCAACGCGGCTCGCTGGCAGCAACGTCGTGGTATCGCTGCGGCATCCTCAACCAAGGCTGGATTGTCCGCGGTGAATTCGCGGCTACGGCTTAATCAACAGGAGGACAGCAATGGCTCGTCTGAATGACATCTCCAACGCCGCTCTGCGCGGTGCAATCGGCAACTACAACATGACCAAGGGCGTGCTCGCCATCAACGCGGCTTCGGCCGCCACTATCAAGAGCACAAACGCCTACACCTACGCGGTGAACGGCATCCTGTACTCGAAAGCCGCTTTGTCGGCTCAGGTCATCACCAACATGACCGGCCCGGTGCAGGCTTCGACCACGACCTACGTTCAGCCCATCAGCACGACGGTTTACTACGTCGTCTGCTTGGATGCCGCAGGTACGGTCAGCATCGTGCAGGGCAGCTACGCGACCCAGGCGCTGGGTGGTGGCGCGATTGGTGACGGCTCCATCCCAGATGTCGCATCAACCGTGACGCCCATCGGCATCTTCAAGGTTGCGACCAATGCGTCGGCAACGTTCACGGCAGGCACGACCGCGCTCGACGCGGCCGGCGTAACCGTGACGTACTACGACGTTGCCGGTCCGCTGCCGGTCGGCGCGATCTAACCGATCCTGCCGTAACTCAAAGGGGGCTTGCTTCGGCGGCCCCTTTTTCATTTCAAGGACTCAACTATGCCTCGCAAATCAATCTCCGACATCGGCATTCAACCTGTACGCGCCATGGACGTTGACCTTCTTCCGCCGCGTGAGCAGCGCACCTATATCTGGGTCATCTTCTCGAAAGGCGACAAGAACGCGCCCTCCACGGCATTCGCTGGCCTGAACGGCGAGTTCTTCAACTACCCGCGCGGGCAGAAGTGCCTGGTGCCCAAGGAAGT